TTTGAATACTTTTACAACGAGATTCTGAGGAGAACCATTATTGGTTTTGGAACTCTATTTAATTCAATGGAGATCCGCCAAGATGATTCTGTTGTAAGAGTTCCTCTGGCATACGGTCCTACTCAAAAGTTTTTAGCTAGAATTGAGCAGTCACCAGATCTCAACAAACCCATGGCAATTACTTTGCCAAGGATGTCTTTTGAGTTCACTGGATTAACGTATGATCCAAGTAGAAAAGTAACCACAACTCAGACATTTACTGCAAAAGATAAGGATGATGGAAGTGAGACAAGAAAGTCTTACATGCCAGTTCCATATAATATGCAATTTGAGTTATCCATTTTTTGTAAATTAAATGACGATGCTCTACAAATAGTTGAGCAAATTTTACCATATTTTCAACCAGCATATAATCTTTCTATTGAACTAGTTGATCAAATTAAAGAGAAAAGAGATGTCCCCATTGTGTTGGAGGGAATCACTTTGCAAGATGATTATGAAGGAGATTTTAGTACAAGAAGAGTTTTATATTACACATTAAGATTTACTGCAAAAACATATCTTTTTGGACCTACCAAGTCTGCATCCAAAGATATTATCAAGAGGTCTACTGTCAGCTACCTCACTGGGACAGATACCACAAATACAAGAAGAGAAGTTACTTACTCTGCCACTGCAAGAGCACTTAAGTCTTATACCGACAATGTTGTCACTACACTGGCGGCAGACATTAGTGCGACAGCAAAGACTTTTGAGGTTGCAGATGCTTCTGGAATCAAAGCAGACAAGTACATCTTTATTGGAGATGAGGAACTGTTCGTCAGATCTAAAACTGGAAATAAAATTACCGTTGATAGAGGAAGAGATAATACAAAGGCAGAAAAACATGTTGCGGGAGCAGAAGTCAAGGGAATTGACTATACAGAAACAACTCTGCCAAGTGTTGGTACAATCGGAGTAGATAGTGCCGTCATTGAGGATGGTGATAACTTCGGATTTGATGGTGGGTACTTATGAAGACAACCAGTAAGTTCGATGATCTCAATGATACATTTAATGTCACGGATGATGTTGTCCAACCAGAGGTGATTGAGAAAAAAATAGATAAAATTAAATCTACTTCTGATGATATCAAAAAAGATTATGACTATACAAGAGGAAACTTATACTCTATTATTGAAAAAGGACAAGAGGCACTCAACGGTGTTCTTGAACTTGCCCAAGAAAGTGAAATGCCAAGAGCATATGAAGTTGCTGGACAATTAATTAAAAATGTCGCTGATGCAACTGATAAGTTGCTAGACCTTCAGAAAAAATTAAAGGATGTTGAGGAGGAAAAGCAGAAAGGACCATCTACAGTAAACAATGCACTTTTTGTTGGATCAACTGCAGACTTAGCAAAAATGCTCAAGAGCGGATTAAAAGAGGACAATAAATAATAAAATACAGGAGATATATTAAACGTGGCACTAAAGAAGCCTTCAGATTTTTTTGGAAATACTAAGAAAACTCCTCTTGATGAGATTAAGGAGGAGTATACTGCTGCGTCTCCACAAAAGATTGAACAGGTTTCAGAAGCGTTTGATGCGTTTAAGACGAACTTAGATCATATTCAATCATTATCTGACTTTACTTCTACTTTTGATAGTTTTAAAAATAACCTCGAAAAAGTAGAAAACGTATCCATTGAAATAAATGAGATCAAAAGTGAGATAAAGGATTTAATTAAAAAAGAAGATTTAGACAGTGCCATGATGGCACAACTTCTTTTTGTAGAGCAGACAATATCCAAAATTGAATCAAAAGTTTCCAGTATTAATGGAAAGACAGTTGATGGTATAAAAGAAGATTTTGAAAAATTATCCAACACTGTAAATGGATTTTTAAGTGTTGATGTACCAAAGTACAAAAAATTAATTGCAGAATCTGAAGTTAGAGTAGATGATAGATTTGTATCCTTTAAAGAGGATGTAAAAGGCACTTT